AGCAATTAACATTTGAATGATAATTTCTAAAGCTTGTTTAGCATTCATTGCCGATGAATTTATTTGATCTTGCATCATAGCTTGATCCTCAATCATAGCCATATCACCTTCTTGATAACCTAATCTCATTATTCCACCACCAGCCATTGTTAATGGTGTTTCTCCATAATTTAACATTGGGTTAGATATTGGTTGTGATACTTGTAAGGGTTGACCAAAATCCATTGGTAATGTGCCTATTCCACCCATTTGATATAATTGTCTATACATTTTTGCCCGTGATATTGTCATATTGTTAATTTATATAAGGCAGGCCCAAAGTCCTGAAAACTTATACTTTACTTGTTTTTTTTTAAATCGTCAACGGGTTTAGACATTTGTAAATTATCTAATAATTTACCATTGTACTGATATTCTCCAACGTGAGTTATATTATCCTCAATGTAAGCATAGCATTTACCACCTATTTCTGTCCATTTTTTACAGAAACCAAAATCTTCTCCATAATATTTTTTACTTTCTTTATCATGAATAGTATCAAAAAAATTGTACATATTTTTACCAGATTTAATTTCTCCATTTAAAAAAGTAGGTTGATCAATTATATCTCCTGGATAGGCTTTTATTAACTTATCAAACACTTGTCTTTTAATTAACAAACATCCTGCAGGCACGTGCGAGGCTTCTATAACACCTCCTACAATAGTTATTTCTTTTGTATCTGACTTCATTACATTATCCATTTTTATAGGAAAAGTATGCCCTGCCCTCATTAAATCATCTTTGTTTTTAATAGCTCCTAGTTCTATCTTTTCCCAAATTTGATCCCAACTAATAGTCTTCATTGGATAAGGAACAGAAATTATTTCTTTATCAAATTTTAATAATTTTAAAATTGTATTATAATTAAAATCAATATCAGAATCTATAAACAATAAGTGAGTGTAATTATTAGGATCATTTAAAAAATTAGAAACACATAAATTTCTACCTTGGGTAACTAAGGATGATTTTAATAATGAAAAAGAAATCATAATATTATTCATCATACAATATTGTTGAAGTTTTAATAACGCTTGAGTATAGTGAATAGAACATTCACTATGCACAGGAGTTGCCACATATAATCTAGTTGTAGGAGGACCCATGTGAGCAGTCAATTCATTTTGACTTTTTATTTTTTTAAACCAAATAGGTCTACTTGGATCTTGCATTTATTATTCCTTTTAAAAATTTATTCCAAGTATTTCCTCGTTTCTCCCATGAATAAAATCTATTCATATAATCAATTTGTAATTGTAAATGTGTTTTAATATGTTCTTCATGTAAACTAGCTGCAACTGTTTCAATAACAAATGCAAAAGTTTTAGCTAATTTTATAAAATCTTTTTCATAAGGGGTGTAAACTGCAAAATCATTACATGTTTCAAATAAAGCACCATAGTCTGTAACCACAGTATATAATCCTGCAGCCATTGCTTCTATTGCAGCAATGCAGGATGTTTCTTCCCAAATATTAGGATAAGCAAATACTTGATAATTTTTTAAATTATCTTTTATAAATTCATTAGGTTTATAACCTATATAAGTTACATTAGTTAATTGATTAGCTTGATTATATAAATCTTTATAATTATCATCATTAGCATTTTTAAAATTATCACCATATACTTGTGTTGAGGAATAAACATCTAAATGAACTAATGGGTTTTCAATTAATTGCATTGCAGCAAGTAATACATTTAAACCTCGCCACGGCGTTGAAGTATATATTAATTTAATAGGATCACCTTTTTTATAATTTAAATTTCTAGGTTCAATTTTATCTATTGCATTTTTTATAACTAAAGATTTATGAGTTGGTATATCAAACACCATTCTAAATTTTTCATAACACCAATGAGAATTAAATACATACCAATCATATTTTTTATGATTATCTTTATCTTTAAACCAAGGCACTAAATTTGGTTGATCGTATGAGTTTTGTTGCCAAAGTATATTAATTTTTGTTGGATGTAGGGGTATTTTTTCAGGCACAGATGTTGTAATCTGCACTTTGTCTAAAAGATCTTTATCTACAAATCTTTCTAATAATTCTACCTGTAGTTCTGTACCACCTCTTGGGTTCATTTTTTATGTATTACTTTTTGAAATAAATCTAATCCTCTATTTATAGTTATAGATACATCTTTTTGCAAATCTTCTGTTTGATTTTCTTTTAAAAACTCCTCCATGTTTTTGTAAATCTTTCCAGTTTTTTTACTTTTAATTATTTCTTCTGTCTGACACTCTATCTTTATTATATTATCCATTTTCATTTGTCCTTGTTAATAATGCATACGAAATTTGTCCAGATATGTCATTTGCTGAATCTGCTTGAAATTGTAAATAATCTCCCTCTTCTAATACTAAAGCATTATGAACTGCATTATCATGCGAATTTGCAGAAACATTTGTGTGATAAAATTTATATGAAGTAGAAGTTGAATAATCATGAAAATAATAGTCTACTGTATGAGAGGAGTTATCATCATTAGTTACAGATATTTCTTTTATGATTGCAACACTTGAAGTGTTGATATTTAACACCGTTGTTAAATTAGTTGTGGTTAAATCGTAACCTTGATTTTTATAAAATATAGCCATTAGTCTTTTGGTCCGCTAAATATAAACCAACTAAATGCTTGTAGTTCATCTTTTAAATCTTTTTGAAAACTAAAATTTAATTGATCTTTAATTGTATTAACTGATTCTAAAATTTGTCTTTGATTAGACGCATCATAAGTTGATGAAGGTTCTGGTATATATGCTGTAATTTTTGCCATTATCTTCTTCCATCAGGTTGAATGTCTACTCTAAATAATCCATATCTCCAATTTTCATTAATAGATTCATTTTCAATTTTAATACTCATTAATCTATTTCTTGCTCTGGTATCAATTTTTGTTGTTGAAGAAGTTACTGTATATGGGCCTAACATTTGAGTATTTTGTGTTTGAGATGGATAATTTCTTAATAATAAAGTTATTTTAGCATTTCCTGTAAGAATTTTAAAGTCTGGAATAAATCTATTTATTTTCATTAAATACTGACCATCTCCTTCAACATCTAAATCAAAATCTCCAGATTCAATATAAGCAGGAATTGCAGTTGTAGTAGATGTTCCGTTAGTTTCTAAACTAATATCATTAAGACCTGTTTCATGTTCATAAAAAATAGATGCACCATTAGTGTTAGTTACACCGTTAATGGTTGGAAAAGTTGGAATCATTGTTGAATCGTATTTAGTTGCATAAGGTTTATCAAAAACATCAGCATTTGCATAAGATGTTCTTGCAAGAGACATGGTTGTCCAAGTATTTTCTAAATAATTATATGTAACTGATCGATCTGTCTGAACTGATCCTGATTTAGGATAGAACCAAATAACTTCATTATATAAACTATTATGAGATCCATAGACAACGTTGCCAGCATCAAAGTTTATTCCTAAATTATCTCCCCCTGTTGTAAATACAAAATCCTCAACAAGTGATGGCAACTGTTTAACAGTTCCATCATATACAAAAAAACCACCTGAATCTCCCATCCAAAATACAGCACCCTGTGCAAACACCATAGAATTTTGACCAATACATCCACAGTTTGTTCCAACTTGTCTTACAGAAAATACAAAAGGAGGACCTATAAATTGAATAACATACGCCGCAGTATTGGTGAGTACAAGGATATAGTCTTTACCTTGAATAGCACCAACAATAAAGTTTCCGGTATCTAGTCTAAATGTTCCTGCAGTATTTGTTGTAGTTGGACTCCATGTGTTATAGTCTTCTTGATTTGAAAATCTTATAAACATTGGATCTTGTGTTGAAGGTGTGCCAATGGTTGTTTCTGTTCCAAGTGCAAATAAATGTCTATCTCTATCGGATACAATAGTCATAATAGATTTAGTTGGAGCGTTTGCAATAGCAGTCGCTCTAGTTGTAAGTGCTGACGCTGCACTTGGACTCCATTCAAATGTTTCACCGTTTCTAATAGTTGAAATTAATATTTCTCCAAAATTATCAAAAGACCAAAGTCCAGGAGTTAATGATGTAACGGCACTTGTTGTAGCTACACCCCATCCTGTTCCGCCTACAAAAGATCCCCAAGTTCCTGTTCCCCAACCATATCCTACTGTTTGAAATGCAGGACCAATGGTCACATAAGGACTGGTTGTAATAGTTGAACCTCCTCCAGTCATGCCGGTTCCTGTTTCTGTAGCGGGCATAGTAACGGTAAAAGTATTTATTGTTGGAACACTTATAATTTCAAAAGTATTTGTTGTAAAATTAGCAGATGTAAAAGTTGTAACACCACCTCCAGCGAGTGATGGGGATGTAAATATAACATAATCTCCAACTAATAATCCATGCGTTGCTTTAGTGACAGTTACCGTTGTAGATCCAGTAGTGGACGCAAGGGTACAAGAAGTTAAAGGAGTTTTAAGTGGAGTAATATCATAAAAATTACCATCAAAATAAATAAATAAACATTTGTTTGTTCCTAATGCTGCATAAATATTTCCATCAATTGCAGCCCATGTTAAAATTTCTCTAGCAGCTCCTGCTAGTCTACTATTTAAAATTTGCTGCCAGCCACCAATTTTTTCAGGATAGCCATAACGAAAGCGTACAAAATCTCCATCAATCCATTGACCCTCCGCGGCCGTTGATGTGTCTTGTTTGTTAAATCCTGCTTTTAATGGTATTTTTTTTAGTGGCATATCTTCATTTTACCACCTTTATTTAAAAATACTAGATTATTATGGTTTTGTAGGAAATGCTACGTTATTTACTTTTTCAACTGTATCTAATCCTTCAGTAATATCTCTTAATGCTTGTCTATAAGTAATCCAATTAGCTTTGTCAGTTACTGGACTATCCGCAAGTACAACATAATCGCTATCAATTAATAATTTATTTCTTTTGGCTCTTAAATTATCTAGTGCTGTATCCAACTCTACCTGTGGAAGTATAGCTAGTATCTGTTCTTTTGGTATTGGTGGTGTACCATTGAACCAAGTAATTTGATTAATGTCGTTATCAATAATACCAAACTCTGCTGCTGGGTTTATTTTTTTTATTGCTTTTATAATCATAGTTTATCCCTTTATTTCTATTAAAGTCATTTTAACACCAGATGGAATTCTAAGTTGCATATTATTTGCAGTACTAGAAGACCTAGCTTGTATTTTATAAGTTGTAGAACTTGTAGTGTTTGGAGAGTCTAAATGCACATAACTCATTTCTATATTTTCTACAGTAAAACTATTTGCTCCAACACCAGAATTTATTTCTCCATATTTATGCTCTATTTGTGTATCACCTCTAAGTAGTCTATGTTCAAGACCAATACTAGCACCTCCTTGATTAACAACTATACAAGTCAAAGAAGCTAAAACTAAAATTTTGTTTGATGCATTAGTTGGAGTAATTGATGCTGTTAATGTTGTATCTTGATATGTAGTGTTTACTATATGAAAACTTGATGTAGTTGTTCCTTGCACAACCTGCAACACAGCACCTGCTCCCAGCTTACTAGTTGAGATACCTGCTGAAGATATAATACCTAGGTTTCTTAAAAATGTTAATGCCATTAGTTATTTTCCTTTGGGTACTTTAATTTTATTTCTGCAACCTTTGACTGCCAAGCATCTAATCCATTTTCAGTTATATATTCTATTTGCTTTGCAACAGAACCATATTCTGCAATTCTTTTTTGTATTTGTGCCTGATTGCTTTCAATAATTTTAGCTTGTGCTTCAAAGGCATCAAGTTGTTCTAATGTTGGTTTTGGAATATCTAAGTTCCATTCCGCAATAAAAACTCCTTTACCATCAGAGTTGTCTCGTAGTTTTACGTCTTTAAGAAAATCTACTTCTCTATTTGCGTATAGTTTTATTTTAGTTGATATTGTCATATTATACTCCTATTAATCTGTAAGCACCAAAAGTAGATGCTATAAAATTTCCAGCATTTGTATAACCACCTACTTTACCATTTGTTCCACCATCAGTCGTTATAGAGACAAAAATTTCTAAATAATCTGATGTACCATTCAAACTTATAAC